TGGAAACCGCCAGCCCATTCCCCGGAGGAAAACATGGTCAGGCAAAAGTGTAGCGGTATTAGGCGCAGCTATTTAGCAGGCGATATTTAACTCAGAAATGGAGAATAAGACAGGTGCCGGGTGCCTCCCGGTGACTCGTTACCAGTTATACGAGCCGCAAGCATATCTGCACTTAGCAGTTAACTGGATTGCCCCGCCGCATAGGGGGATTCACCTGACTCATAACCATAGCAAAAATTTGTCAGAATTCTAAGTGTCGATGCTCAAACAGAAAACTGGGAGAAAGCTCCATTAAGCCATCGAGCGGCACGCTTCTGCACAACGAAGGCAGGCTTCAGAGCATTTCTGACAATGTTCTGCTTCGTGCTTCCCACATTCTTCACCGCATTTCTGACAGACTTCTGCGCAGACCCGGCATAGCGATCTGGCAAATTCACTATCAAAGGTCATAAATTGCGCTGCGAGCCGACAAATATTCGCGCACTGCATATCGAGTCTTATGCACTCACGCATCATATCCACTTGTTCTTCTTTCAGACATGAAGCAGCACAATAATCACAGGCAGCCGCGCATTTGTAGCAGGCTTCGATGCATTCAGCATGGTTAACTGGCATAGTTCGCTCCTTTCAGTCGTAAGCAGAAAACTAAGTCTGGTTACAGGAGTGCGATGATGCCAGTTAATAGGAGCGTTATTCCAAATTCGCCTAAATTGTAATTACAGGGAACGCATTCGAATAACGACCACCTTCATCAAACCCGGAACGACCGACGAGATCATGATGGTGTAAGAGGACCTTCCAGAACTTCTGCTTCGCCGTCATCACAAATGGGATCACCCTGCGTCAGGTGCCAAATACCGATTACGGTCTTACCCGTTTCAAGGTCTTCCGTTTCTCCATGGGTATAGTAGGCAACCTGAATTCTGCCATTGTGCTGTATCCAGTAAAACCCCTCTATCATGCCATTCCCTCCCTCACTGTGAGGAGAGTCTAGCCATTTTGGTTACGGGCTGGTGTGAGAAATACTTAATTAAGAATGAAGCGATGCAATGGTCCGCCGTCGAGGATTCGAACCCCGAACCACAGAGGTAGAAGCTCCGTGCTCTCTCCGGTTGAGCTAATGGCGGAAAAAAAAGACCAGCAGTGAATGCTGGTCGTAAATGCCGTTGTATACACATTGGGCGTTTGCCCGCGTCACTCTAATTATGTTTCAAGATCATTATAGCACTCTCCCAAGCGACGGGATGGGGAATGCAGGCAATAAAAAACCCCGCCAAAGCGAGGTTTCAGAATTTGTTTGATAAAGGCTTTTCGTCGCTGCCATCGTGGCGCAGCTCTGCCAAGCATGAATGGATTATTCATTTTTCTGGCCCGTTTTCAACTCCTTCTTAAAAATATTTAACATACATCTCACTTTTGCTCGGCTTCTATCTGTCGGCGAACAGCCAGAAATACCTTCGCCTGGAAGATTTCAAGGCACCAGCGCACCCGCTTACGCGCTTCTCCGTCAGTAAGCCAGGGGGCCACGTGCTGCAACTCCCTAGTGATGTCGGATATCTTCTTACGGGTGGTGTAAAACTGCAGGCCGACCACATAAACCGGATCGCGCTGGTCGAAGGTGTTCAGCATGATCTGTTCGATAAAGTCAGCATCATCGCGGCGCTCGCTCTCTTCGATTAACGCTGACAGGGTCACCGGCCACAGAATGGCCCGGGCACGCAACGCCGCCTGCACGCCACGGAACCCTTCTTCCCTCGCCTGCCCCAGCGCCTCAGTGATGCGCGAAAGCTGACTGTCCGACCACTCCGATTGCTTGACCTCAGACCAGAACTGGCTGCAGTTCTCCAGGCGGTATTGCGCACGGGTTTTCCCGCCGACGCATTCTCCCCAGACCGTCAGCAGAGATTTGATCCAGGCAGACTGGACGCTCTTCAATGGTGTGAACTTCCCGAGGTAACTTTTTCTCGGCGCTGCAGCTGCTTTATCCAAACCTTCGATATGAATGCGGCGTTGACGTGGTGTCATCCTGTACTGCTCCTTAAGCCAGAACGCCGAGCGCAAAGGCCCGGTCCAGCACTCTGATTATCATTTCCGGCTGAGTACCGTGCTTACGCTCGAATTTCACCGGATCGTTATGTAGTTCGGTATGGTGCTGGCGGCACAGGGGGATCACGAGACTGTCGTGCGCCTTCGTTCCCATGCCTCCCTGGCCCCAGCCGATTAGATGGTGTGGATCATCTGACGGCCTGCCGCAGCACTCGCAAGGCTGCGTCTTAACCCATGCCAGATATTTGGGTTTATCCCAGCGGATTCGCTTTGGCCGCTTCATCAGGGTCTGCGGGGACTCGGGATCCACCAGTACGCCCACGATTGGCTTAATGGCTGGTGGCGCACCTGCATGTGTTTCAGGTGCTGCAGGTAGCCCGCGGGCCTTGTCGGCGATGATGCTGGTGGCCGGTACCGACGGTACGATCTCGCTCTCGCGGTACGTTTGTTTCTCCGCCGGCAGGCGCAATGCATCTCGGGCAACGGATTCAGGCAGCGCATCAGTGACGCCGACACGAACAGCCCACCAGCACAATTCAGCCAGAGATAATTCACGGGCTTTATCGAGCGCCAGCGCCACCCGGGCGATGTCCAGCACCCAGTCGATGACGTTCTGTCGCGCCAGCTCCGCCAGACGTTCGGTGTACTGATCGCGCAGCCGGTTGTCACAGTGACCACAAAGGAGAATCGCGCCGGGCTCATGCCGCATGGTGGTCAGTTCGTGATAGTGGTAATCGCTGTGCTGGTACTGGCAGGTGCCGCCGCCGTGGCGCAGCAACCAGTATTCCAGGCCAGCCAGCCCGCCAGCAGCGGTAATCACCTTTTCGTGGAGGAAGAACGGACGCAGCGCCGGGTTGGCCGCCAGCGGCTGCCGCAGATCGGGAACTCGCCCGGTCTCAAAGCTGGCCATGCTGGCAGGCTGGCTCTCCACCAGCACGCGCCCTGAGATGAACATGGGCATCAGCTCGCTGCCCGGCTTCAGCAGCACAACGCCCAGCTCCCGGGCGATAACAGGTTTCAGCAAGGCGCGCATCAGTCGATCTTCCCGATGATGATCTGCCCTTCTTCACCCCAGCGCTTCGTCACGCGGGAATCCCAGATATGGGCGTCATCGGCATAGATGGCATCCATCAGGGCTTTTTCCAGGTTATCTTTGTCGGGCTTCTGCTGGTGGGGCTTCCCCGCCATTTCCTGCCGCTTCTTCTTGCTCCAGCTTGGGGGCATCGGAAGGATAAACGTAATATGAGCTCCGGCTTCCGGTAGCTCGACGCCCAGCAGCCGAACGTGATCGCAGAATGCACGGTACCGGAGAACCTCCGGCCGCTTTTTCCACTTATCCGCCCTGGTCATTCTGGGTTTGCCCATCGGGGTGATGTTGTAGGTCTTCACGCTTCCCTCCAGAGCTTTTGCTGGAAGGTCTTATCCTGACGCGGCGCTCTGTTTGCCTCAGGCAGATAAGCGGTGAGAGTCCAGTGGATGAGATCGACATCAAGGCTTCGCACAGTGCGCACGTCATTGGCGCGATAGCGGGCCTCGAGTTCGTCCATTTCTTTCGTGGTGAGCTGTGTGTGAATGAAGCTGGTTTTCTTCATGCTGCCACCAGTAAGTGCGCAGGCAAAAAGAAACCGCTGATTCCGAAAGGAACCAGATTAAGTTTTTGCTTGGTAGGTTTTTGCGCCATGGTATCTCTCCAGTGGCGCAGCAGGTATAGGTTGTTCAGGCCTATGACGGGAGTTTAACAGAATTAAGCGAAACGCGATAACCTGCCCGCTCCAGCATCTGCGTAAAGAGAGTTGGCGACCCTACAATCTCATCGTCCAGAAGCGGTGTAAACGACACCTCATCACCTCGCCTGTACATCAGCGCGCGATCAAATTCAGAAAATGAGTGCAGTCGTGCAACGATAACCCCATCGTGACATCTGATGACTGCATAACCCTTTTTTGGAAATTCTTCTTTTTGTTCCACCAAACCTCCCCTCCACCCAGGAAACTAATTACTTGCTGAATTAATAAAACCAGTCGTCAGCGCTTTCCCAGGTCTGCTGAAGGATTTCTTCCACCTTCTTCTTGGCTTCCTTTTCGCCGCTCCGAACACTTAACCCGTCGGCTCCTGCGAGGCGCACTGTCAATGTGCAATCCCCTACCTGATCCTGCAGTCGTGTAAGCAACTCTTTTTCCAATGCTGATACCGCACCCTTAGGAAGTTCTTTAGTTCTATCAATGCTTAACTCAACTCTCATAATAGCCTCCGCTGCGATAACTGTATGAATATACAGTATACCTATAGGCCGTTTTGATCAATGCCTTAGACGCACAAATTGCCAATGGGAAATATAAAAATGACAGCGCGGAACGCGTGAAAGAGGCCTCCGGAGAGGCCTTGGCTGTCCAGATGGGGATTCCCTTATCGCTTGGATGGTAGGTTAAGCGGCCTCCTCCCGTTGCTCACAAATTTCCGGCAGGTTTGCCAGCTCTAGCGCTTCAGCGAACGGCGTCAGGATGGGTTACCGCTTATGAATATATGTTTGAACGAAAAAAGCCTCCCATAAGGGAGGCTTTAAATTATTACTAGGTTTTGTACGAAAAGTCGTTGTGGCTAAAATTGCCGCCATGACCGGTTGGAGGCCCGTATGGCAAGGCGTTACGAACTTTCTGATGCGTCATGGGAGCTGATCAAGGATTTGGTTTCTCCAGAACAGAAAATGGGCCGTCCTCGCAACAATGATCGTCAGGTTCTCCACGGAATTCTGTGGATCCTGTGCTCGGGCGCTCCCTGGCGCGACCTGCCTGAACGCTTTGGGCCTTGGTCAACGGTGTATCAGCGTTTTCGTGACTGGCGCGACGACGGCACATTCGAGCGAGTACTGGAGCGTCTGCATATTCGGCTGAACCGGGAAGGACTGATCGACTTGGACACCTGGATGATCGACTCCACCGCAGTACGAGCAACCCGAGCCTCTTCAGGCGCCGGGAAAAAGGGGGGCCTGAAGAACCGTTAGACCATGCCTTGGGGCGCAGTCGAGGCGGTCTGACCACCAAGATTCACATGGTGTGCGATGCCAATGGCGTGCCATTGCATTTCAGGCTTTCACCAGGACAAGCCAGTGATGTCTCCCACGCTCAGCCGCTGCTGGATGCTGTAAGAATTGCTGGCAAGCCAGGACGACCGCGTAAACGTAGCCGGTGGTTGCTGGCTGACAAGGGATACGATGCCGAGCACCTGCGCCAGTACTGCGACCGTTACCGAATGCAGCCGGTAATCCCATTGCGCGCTATGCCGCGCAAACCTCGACCTGGCTTGCCCCGACTGTTTGACCGGCCCAAATACCGGCAACGGAACATCATTGAGCGGATGTTTGGCTGGCTGAAAGAAAATCGCAGGATCGGCACTCGCTATGACAAGCTGGCCAAGAGCTTTGCAGCCATGGTCACCTTGGCCTGCAGCCTACGTTGCATGCGGCAATACTTTTCGTACAAAGCCTAGGGACGTCAAAGAGATATATCTAAATAAATTTCATTTAGTCACTAATTTTATCATAACTATTTAGAAACTCAGAAGGTAGTACAGCCTCGTCGCCACTATCATTATAAGTATGATATTCCAATGAATAACGCTTAAATTTTCTTTCTTCGTTCTTGGTAAATTCACCTTCTGGCATTGTTATCACGCTGATAAGATCGATACCATCCATTGTGGAAAAAATTGATCTAATTTTTTCTATCATTGTCGGTGCATATTCTTTTAAGACAGCCGCTAATTCACGCTTTTTAAACGTTCCTGGGATAGTTAAAATAATATTTACTTCATATTTAATATCTTCAGGAAGCTCATCTTGAGTGGATAAACCAACATAAACACCAGAGCAACACTCTACATAAGCTGTTGATTTCCATAGTTTCTTAAGTAACTTGTCTTTTTTTGCAACTCGTTTATTAAAAGCATCCGGAAAGGTGGGCTGTCTAAATCGTTCGGCTACCCAATTCAAAAGACAATCAAGCGATGAATCCGACCATCTTAAAGATAGATCAGGGCAAGATTTAGTTAACAGCGCTTCTCTTTCAATTTGCGCGAATCCTAGCGCAGAGATTTCCATCCACAATTCATTCTCTAACTTATCTGAGACACAGGATAAATGTATCTTCCGTGGACTTCGTGCATTTTTAAAGCTAGGATCGCCTTGACAAGGTGAACATATTATAACTTGCACCCAAGGCTCTCTATTAAAATCCATATCGATCAAAGCGCAATCGTATAAAACCGGCACGATGAAAACTCTATCTTGAGCTTCACAAAACTCCCTTAATTTCAACGGAAGCTCTTCCAAGAGTGAGGGATGCTCAGAGAGATTAACAAAAATACCTCTTGCCCACCCCGCCTTGATTAATCCTTCTCGACTTAATCCAGACATCCCTCAAACCTCCATAAACTAGGACAATTTCGCCCTGACAGAATAGCCTTCAAGTTGTGCATAAATATCATAATATGCATCCGCTATTTTATTAAAATCTAACGGTTCTTCATAAAGTGCATTTCTAAAACTTTCGTTTGCTAATCTTCCGAAAATAAATTTCTTAAGATAAATTGCATGCCCAGGATTGATTTCCTGAGCAAACTTATCAAAAACCTCAATTCTCGATAAAGTAGCATTTATTACTCTAGTATCCTTCTTACTTTCCCAATTGTAAATGGTTTTTCTTTCAACTTTAAGCAAAGAGGCCCATTGAGAGACGTTAAAGTTAAAGGTCTTCTTTAAGCTTTTACTTTTTTCAACTATACTGGGTGACTTATGATCTTTCTCATAAACCTGTTTATAGCTTCTTACCAATGGCTTAACTTCGATTGGTGAGGAAGAAGTCATTGCATTTATATTTAGAGCGCCATATACAGCTAAAATACCTAATAAAGCCTTACCGCATGTAGATACCACTCTACCACGAAAATCAGATTTGGCGGTTGTCATATGAGAAGCAAAAGCAGCATCATTCACAAAAGAAGAACCAGTACTGCTTTGCTTAAAAGATGCTACAAAATCAGACATATATAACCCTCCTATTGTGAATTTTTCAATATCTAATATTTTTAAAGACAGTGTTTGCGGCGCTTCTTAGTTCTTCTAGCTTATTAAGTATTTTATCGATATCAAACTCCTCCATGCCATCTTCTAAGAAGTAAAAGGCATCAATATCTAGATGAGCCACAGGCCCCAAATCAAGCTCATTTGGATTTAGAATATCAGAAGAAAGCTCTGCAAGCTCCGGTGAAATTTTTGGCCCATTAATTATAATGCCACTATTAATATTCATAGACCATTTTTGCTCAACATCTTCATAACGAGCAGAAAGATTACTTCCACCTCGATTATATCCAAGCAAAGGTGGTTGTAAAAACTCACCTCTAGCAACTCCAAACTCATTAATCAAGTTAATATTATGCTCAAACTTATTTACAAACCTCATACCTATAAAAGAAAAATGCGAAATCCCTAATTCGGCCTGCGCAACAGACAATATTTTTTTAATCCTAGGCACGTAATCAGCAAAGCAATTATACTTCTTGGTATGTAAGATAATAAACTCAGGGGTGATTCGTATTGCCCAATCTTTTTTTGCTGAAAGCAAAGTCAATACTGGATCGTCTTCCTGAAGCATTTCAGGCATACCTGCACCTTTAAATTCAATCTTAAAAGTTTGCACATTCTTTTTAGGCAAGACGAATGGGTACTCCCTCCTGAGCAACTCAAGAAGATTATCTGAAACTGCTAAAAATTTCGTATTGGGTATACGCCCATACTGTATTTTTGAAAGCATATACTTTAAATTTTCGTTCATAAATCCCTTCCTTTAGCTATACCTTTAGTCAATTTTACACACTTTCTACCGTTTCCGCACTCAAATTACACACTTTTTTGCATTACCGCCCCAACACACAAAGATCACCTAACCTATTGAAATAAATGTTAATTTGGAGTTAATTTAGAAAATACCATTTAGTAACGATATCGATTTTCATAAACTTTTGAAAAGATGTTCTGAGCTAGGAGCTCCACGGCGTTTTTCCACTTGGCCGTATACCATCCCATTTCGGCAGGCCATACGGTCTCCATCACTTCCACCAGCAGCAGGTTTTCCAGCTCGACGATCCGCTTTGTGGCGTACTGCAGCAGCTGTTCCATCACTCCTCCTTGATGCTGATGCCAGCTGCGTTCAGCACCTCTAACACGTCATCCCGTGAGTACCATTCGCCGTCAGGTGACGGCACGGGGCTAATATCAACGTCAAAACGCTCAGGCATCACGACCTCCCGCGCCTTCAGTTCAGCACCTAGCGCCGCGCACTTGGCTTGCAGCTCGGCAAACTTATCGGCTACCGATGCAGGACCATCCTCACCACAAGCCTGCATCATGGCTTTTTCCCATATTCTTTCAGCTTGCTCATACGCATCCCGCTGCTTCGTCATCTCGCGCAGCGCAGTGGTGGTGCAGTCCAGCCGCTCGGCCAGTCGCGAAACAATCTTCGCCATATCGATGATTGGCGTGTCGGCGCTCATCGCCTTCGCAAACTGATGACCAACGGCCACCAGTTCTTTGTTGTTCAGTGAATCACTCATGCCCGTGCACTCCCGATAATTTTGTGGATCTGATAGCCCTGCCAGTTCTGGCGGCAAACGTCTGCAATGCTGGTTTTTTGGCGCGCAACCGGCATTGGCTTGATGCGCGCGTCCCCGTCTGGCTGCATGACGTAGACCGGGTGGCGGCGCTGGCCGATGTTCTTCACAGCACCAGCAGCAACCAGATGCTCCAGCAGGCGACAGGCCTTTTTGCTGTCGCAGCCCAGCAGCTGGCGAACCTGACGCGGGGTGATCTCCCCGCTGCGCTGGATGGCGCGGATGATTGTCCAGAGATTGTTGCTTGCCATCGTCTATGCCCTCTCTGCCATGCGCAGGCACTCTTTGCGGCGCTTCGCTATACGGGAGACCTCGACAGCGCTGCAGGCAATGCCGAACATGTCCGAATAAACCGCTGCGGCGCGACGCCACAGCCCTTTTTCTTCCAGCGTCTTCGCCTTCTGCTCGGCAGCCTGCATCTTAATCGGGTCGCTTTTTTCCTCCATGCACGGAAGGATCACATCCGGAATATCGGCATGCGGCACCGCCGTATAGGTGTACTGAACGCTATTGCGGGATCGGGTTATCACTCCGTCGTCACTCAGTTCGCGCAGCAGCTTGCCTGCTGTTGCACCTGACATATCCAGCGCTTCGGAAACGTCGCCGACGGCGCAGTTCGGTTGGTAGCGCACAAAAACTGCCACCTGCTCTTTCTGGGTTAATGGTTTGGTCATTGGTCATTACTCGATTTAGTTGGTTAAACCTGCCGCTTTGCGGCGTTTGTACTCTTCCATCAGCAGCTGCGCCGGAGTTGGCCCTGCCGGGTGCTGCGGTGCTGCAAGCTGGCGGCGAATCGGCGGTACCGACAGGCCGTTACTGACATGCTTACTCCATTTCGTTAACAATTTTTCCGCCAGTTTCTTAAGCTCACCTTCGGTCATCTGGCGCTCCACGCCCGTTCTGCGCATCTCAATGCAGATGTGATACAGCACCGGCTGCGGCCATGGATATTTGTCACTGCCTGAAAACCGATAGGATTCATTGCGCCAGCGGCGGTACTCACCCATGACACTGTCGGACGTCAGACCGAAGGCATTTGCTCCACTTTCTGAAACGAGCGATACAAATTCAGCCAGGTCTGGCGGCCATGTGTTCCCAACTGCACAGCGCTCCATGCACTGCTGGCAGACCAGCGAGATTTGCTTTTCAGTCATCGAACCTATCTGGGCTATCCAGAGCGCCGACGGTTCGGCCCCATTCTTCTGCGTCCACCGGTTCGAGAATATTTCCCCCATGACCTGCCACAGGCGCCATGCCGTTTCCGTTGCCATCAAGTCCATGGCGGCGTCTCCACTCTGCGTGGGCTGACTGAATCTGCTGAACAGCTCTGGATGCTGTAGGCTCTCCCCGAACTCCTGCATTGACCTTACCTCCGGTTTCCGGTTGTTTTTTGGATCTCACCAGCACGATGTGCCGTGCGAATTTCTGTTCCCACTGGACCTGCGTGAATACCTTCCCTTCGGATTCCCAGTACGACGCGAACTCTGCGAGCTCTGTCGGGAGGTAAACAGGTTCAGGCAATGCGATCCCCCACATGGCTGCCCGCTGGCGAAAATCTCTGGATGGCAGCCATGCGCTGGTCATGGAGAACTTACCGATCGGTTCATCCAGCCCTTCGAGATATCTCGGCTTTAGAGGTTCGTCCTGATGAGGCTGAACCGGGCTTTTTGCTTCGCGCTCGCTAAGAGAGGGGTTTATTCCTTTCCCTTCCGTATCCGTATCCGTCAGTGAGCCATCATTGATAACTCCATGAGGGCTCACTGAGTCCTCACTGATTCCACCCTCGTTTTTCACTTCGGGCTCAGTGAGTGAAAGTGGCGAGGGTATTTTTGTGGCTGAAGGACGATTAATTTTCTGATGCTTGGAAAAGCCCTTTATGCACAGGTAATCACTACCACTCACTGAATACTCAATGAGTAATCCATGAGTGATCAGCTCACGGATGAGCGGCTCGCAGTCTATACTGTCTGCCGGGAATATCTGCATCTTGATGCGCTTTGGTGATCGTTCCAGGCAGCCCAGGTCATTAGCGAAATTGAACAACCCGATGAACAGTAAGCGTGCTGGAATTGAACACTCCACCACCTTTTCATCTGTCCAGTATTCAGGTTTCACTGTTCTGATACGGGCCATCTAAATCCTCGTATTACCAGCCGAGCTGGTGGTCATTGGTCAAAACTCGATTACGTAAAAAGTGGGGCTAGGGCCTGTAGGTGGGCGATCACCACACCAGCCAGTTCTCCCGGCAGCAGCGCTGCGTTGGCGAGAAGGTTTTCAAAACCCTCCTTCGCTTGCTTCTTACTCGGCAGGCCCAGCAACTTCGCCTGGTGGTGCTCTCCGGTCTCTTTTATTGCCTCGGCCACCAGCTCGATGTCGGTTTTGCCCTGACGGAGTCCGTGTTTTCTGGCGATCTCAATCGGCATTGCCATGCTGATCGCGTTCGAGAGTTGCATGACATAAGCCGTGTACTTGCTGGAATTGGTTTCGTTTTTCAGGTAGCGATAGAGGTTCTGCTTGTTCACTGTTATCCCTCTGCCACCCTCCAGAGCCCACTGTTCGGCCACCAGCTGCGTAATAACGTCCTGCGCCTGCCCGGGAAGAGTGAGCTCCCATTCACGAACAGCTGCCAAGATAGACTGGCGTCGTAAGTTGTCTCTGCGGCGAGGTTCATAATGATTTTTCGATTTCAGCGGAGCGGCGCTCTGCTGGTTAATATGTTGAAAAGTTACCGAGTGCATGGTCAGGCATCCTTTTGAGGTAAACCATCGGTGGGGTTTGGATACAGATCAGGGCGCAACTCGTGCGGAGTTACCTGCCAGTCCAGAGCCCTGCAGGCATTTAGAACTTCAGTGCTGGCAACTTGAGTGCGAAACCAGACTGATACTGTCTGCGAGTTCTTACCCAGGCGGCGGGCTAGTTCAGACTGACTTCCACACAGAGAAATAATTTTTTGTTGAATGGCTTCGTTCATGGTTCCTCCTAGTTTAGGAATCACATGATTGATAAATAATTTGTCAATGTCAAGAAACTTAATCAATCACAACTGAAAAGAAACTTTGTATGCTTGCTGATAGGTTTAATTTGGATCCGAATATGAACTTCGAAGAACGACTATTAAGAGCTCTTGAGGAAGCTGGCATATCTCAATCTGAGTTAGGCAGAAGAGTTGGCGTCAATTCTCAAACAGTCAGTAACTGGTGTAATACAGGTAACTTTCCTCGCAAGGAAAAGCTTGCATTATTCCCTCAAGCCCTTGGAAAACCACTGTATTGGTTTTTTATGACTGATGAAGAAGAGGCTCAACTTAAGGCCACTACAGCTAGCAAAACTGTGTTAACTGAAAAGCAGGCTGCTTTGTTAGAGGTGTTTGATCAGCTTCCAGAGGTAGAACAAACACGCTTCGTTCAGTTGGCTAGTGATCGCCTCGAAGAGCTCGATAGGTTTATGGCAGAGTTCTTGAGCAAAAGAAAAATAGAACCGACGCCGAACAAAGACTAATACAGAACAAAAACGCCGCTTTTAGCGGCGTTTTTTTTGTATCTCGCCAACCTAAAATCCCTTCTAAAACAATCATTGAAATAAAATATGTCATAATCAGTTTGACTGATGACAAATTTATTTGTAGTCTGATTTCACAAATTCAGTCATTCAGGCAGGACGCCCACGAAGTAGCTGCCGGCGGCATATGAAACACCGGATGAGATGACAAAAACAATCGCGCAGCAGGCTTTACCGTTCCGTCGGCCAGACGTAAATGGCAACAAGGAGATAACCATGATCGACTATGCACGTATCCCAGTTAAACAGCAGGCCGTTCGCCTGAATCCATTCGAAGTCATGTGGCGTAAATTTCGCCGTCTTATGACACAGAAAGGCAACCCAGAGCTCAACGCATGACCTCGTTCTTCGCCTTAATCGTTACCGTCTGCGCCCTCACCGGGGAATGCTCAGACATCATGCTCGGCGTTTATAACACCGAGGCGGTTTGTGAAGCAGCTGCCGCAGAGCAGCACGTGAAAGGACAGTGTTACCCGTACAAACCGGCTGACGACCAACAGCCAGTGTTACATTTTTAATCGAGTTTCGACCAATGGCTGTTGCCAGCCTGATGCCAGGTGCACATGGCATCGTGATGGTAATCCCGCCATCTCAACCAGACAGGAGTCGATGACCTGTTCTGGTTAAATTGGAAAAGTTCTCTTTGCCCGTCGCCCGTGGCGGGCCTTTTTTCCGGAGGATTTATGTCAGCGAACGAACTGGCATTGCGATACAGCACCGCACCGGCAGAGGAGTTAATTGGCATCCTGCCTGTTCTTGAAGTTAAAGAAGCGCTGCGCGGTGAAGTTGAAGAAGACGTTATGGATGAAGTCTGGCAGGAGCACCAGTTTGAAATGGAGGCTGTTGAGGAGCAGACCGAGGAAGCGAACCGCCTGGCGCAGAAGTTTGAACTGGTAGCGGAGACGTTCGGGACGGCGATTAAGCTGGCACTGACCCTTCCATACGGCGAAGCGATTCAGGTTCTGCAGGATGCCATTGAAGATAACCCTGGCTACGGCCGGGATCCGGTGAAGGGATAGACCATGGAATTTGGAATGAAACGAGTGATGGCGTCTGTCCAGGCTGTTGCGGTTCTGGAAAGAATCTACTGCGGCAAGCCAGTGCCCCTCGCCACACTGAGTAAAGAATCGAGGCTCTCGGTTTCCTACCTGGAGCAAATTTTTAAGCGACTGCGCAGCGGCAAGCTCGTCACCTCGCACAGAGGACCGGGCGGCGGATATAGCCTTCGTGAAGGTGATATCTCAGTTTCAGCAGTCATCCGCGCAGTCAGCAAGATCCCGTCGAATACCACGTTCGACCCGGTGCTTGATGCACTTGATGGAGTGCTTATCTCTCAGCTGGCTAATAAGCCCGGCGCCCAATAAGCACAAAACCCGCGCAAGGCGGGTTAAGTACCCGGTCAGCCGACCAAAGCTTTCCGGAATCGAGTTTTGACCAATGACCACTACCTAAGCAGCGCTCATCAGCTGTTGGGTATCTTACACCCAAACGAGGCTCCAAGATGGAATTTTTTTATCATATTAAGGCGACCCAGAAATCGGGCAAACCTGACGGCGTAATCTGGTTTACAGCCAAAACCGAATCGCGCGCAGCGCTGCAACTTGACGTTGAACTGGAAGATGCAGGTATCGAAACAGGTCGTGGAAAAGACCACCTCAAACCGATCCGCACAGATTTTCCAGTGTTCAATGACCTGCCGGAAGAAAGCACCATTGATTACACCTGGTGCGAACGCTACGAACTGGCCGAGGACCAGCGCACCTGGAACGTGATCCCCACCGCCGCATCTCAGGGTGAAACTACCCTCGCCCCGGTGACAACCAGCGATGCCTCCTCCCCTGATACGACGAAAACATCTGTTGATATCTTAGATAACAGTAGCGCTGCTACAGAAGTGCCTAATTCCCTGTATGAGTACGGCCTGAAGATCAGCGAACACGATGATGGTGGTGCTCACTACCCCGTTTGCAAAATGCCATTCCGTAAACAGCTGCTTGCCCAGTTGACGGTGGACGAACTGCGCCATCACATCACCCGCAGCGAGAATGCAGAGCTCTACACACTGGAAATGGATACCGACAATGGCTATGTCCAGGATCTGCTGCTCGCCGCTGAAAACTTCCCGGAAGTTAAGGCTTTCGACACCAAAGACCTTTGGCGCTACACGACCGCAATTCGCAAAGTGTTCAGCATGGATAAGCGTCATGAGCTGGGCCTGCTTTTGCAGTTCACAAAGGCCTGGGTAGCCACTCCATATATTGACCGCGGCATCCTGACACGTGAATGGGCCGTCGGTAACCGCATTAACCTCGTACAGCGCACTGACGCAGGCACCAATGCAGACGGCGGGTATGTAACTGATCGCGGTGAAGGCGCGCACCACACTCTGGAAACCCTCGATCTGGAGATCGCCAGCGCCCTGCTGCCGATGGACTTCAACTATCGAGAAATCCCGGGCAGCATCGCCCGCCGCGCCAAAGAAATCATCGAGAAAAAAGAAGAACCATGGAAATCGTGGAGCAAAATTCTGCGCAACCAGCCCGGTGTTCTGGCAGTGAACCGCACAGCTATCTTCAACCTGGTGCGCATCGCGCCGGAGAACATCCATCTGACGCCTGCGGCTCACCTTGAGTTCGTCAACCAGACAATGACGGCTGAGTTTAACGCTGCAACCGAACTGCTGCCGATCCCTGCAGCCTCCGCCGCTCCGGTTGTGAATGAAATAACCACCAATCCTCCAGATGAAAAATCTTCTCGAGCCCCCCTCTGCACTCACGAGGAAAACTTGAAACGCGTACGTGAAGAGGGAGCTCGCCGTCGTGCGGATGAGGCCAACAGTCAGCCGCAGGTCGCGAACCTCGGCGGAGGCGTATTCGCCATCGATGGCCTGGTGAACGAAAAACAACCAGAAAATGATGACCGTTCACCGGTTAATGAGGAGACCACCAGCGATGTGCAGATGGAAGAGACTGACCCGTCGGAAGGAGAAAGTATTGGCGCGGTTCCACCAGGCGAAAGCGCTGATGCAACTGCTGTGCAAACAAATGCCGTAGCGGGAACCATCTGCACTGGCTGTGGTACCGATAGTGGCGGCGGTTGCCCAGACTGTGGCGCCGTGGCTGGAGACGCAACCTATGCGGCAATGGAAGCGGGCCTGAAAGAGGAGCTGGAAGAGCTCGAGCCTGATTCCGCAAATTCGGAAACTATGTTCACACACCTGATGGTGGATCTCGAGACGATGGGCAAAAAGCCGGGCGCGCCGATCGTTTCAATCGGGGCCGTATTCTTTGACCCGTCCAGCGGGAAAACCGGCGCTGAATTTTACCAAGTGATTAACCTCGAATCGTCGATGTCCTTCGGAGCCAGGCCGGACGCCAGCACCATCCTCTGGTGGCTGAAGCAATCACCGGAAGCCAGATCTGCAATCGTGGTGGATGATACGGTCGGCCTGCTGGAGGCACTGGAGCTGTTCCTCGACTTCATCGCTGAAAATGCGGCTAACGGTTCGAAGAATGTTCTGTGCTGGGGGAATGGTAGTTCGTTTGATTGTTCTCTTCTGGAGGCGGCATTCGAGTTGGCCGACACGCCATTCCCGATCCCGCACTGGAACTATCGGGATGTGCGTACCGTCGTCGAACTGGGCAAAGCTGTTGGGTTGAACTCGCGCTACGACATCCCTTTTGAAGGCGATCAACACAATGCCCTGGCCGACGCCCGCCACCAGGTCAAATACGTTTCGGCTATCTGGCAGCACCTGACAGCAATCTGATTTCAGTTTTTCAGCCAATGGCCCGTTTCTGGGCCATTATGAGGTAAAGCATATGATCCAGATGTTAACTCTCGAAGAGTGGGCCGCTGAAAAATACAGAAGCAACCCTCCAAGCTTGTCGACACTTCGACGTTATGCGAAACAGAACCAGTTCTCTCCACCAGCAATGAAGCAGGGCCGCTTATGGCGCGTTCGTGAAGATGCTGAGTTGGTAGGAGAACTGGCCGCGCCGATAGTAAAGAAAAACGACTCCATATTGCTGCAAAGGATTTTGAACGATGGCTGCCAGACCACGTAAAAACAATGTTTCTGTACCGAATCTTTACCCCCTCTACAGCAGGAAGGTGAACAAGATTTACTGGCGCTATAAACATCCAATCACCGGCAAGTTCCATGCGCTGGGCACTGACGAAGTGGAGGCCATTGCGATTGCTACAGAGGCAAACGCGCGCCTGGCGGACCAAAGAACCAGGCAAATTCTTGCGATTAGCGACAGGATCGCCACCAGCAAGGGTAAAGCGATCACTGTATCCACATGGCTGGATCGATACTGGAAGATTCAGGAAGAACGTCTGGCGGCGGGCGACATCAAACTGAACACATTCAAACAGAAAACCAAACCGGTTTCTTTGTTGCGAGAGCGGGTCGGTATGAAGCTGTTGCCATCGGTCGATGTTCGCGATATTGCTCAGTTGCTTGATGAATACGTCACGGCCGGCCAGCCGAGAATGGCCCAGGTCGTAAGAACTGTGCTGGTTGATATTTTCAAAGAAGCTCAGCATGCGGGTGAAGTTCCTCCGGGTTATGATCCAGCATCAGCAACTAAAAAGCCCCGACGAAAAATTACCCGCCAGCGCCTGAGCCTGGAGGAATGGCAGAAGATATTCGAGATTGCAGACAGCAATCATCAATATATGGGAAATGCGATGCTTCTGGCCCTGGTAACGGGCCAGCGCCTCGGAGATATTTCGAATATGAAATTTAGCGATGTTTGGGATGATCACCTGCATGTGCTTCAGGAAAAAACAGGGAGCAAAATTGCCATCCCACTTTCGCTTCGCCTGAACGCTATAAACTGGAGCCTGCGCGACATAATTTCACGCTGCCGCGATTATGCCGTCAGCCCTTATCTGGTTCATTTTTTCAGAGCTACCTCTCAAGCAGAGCGTGGTGCCCAGGTCAAATCCAATACGTTGACAACGAATTTCAGTAAGGCACGCGATAAAGCTGAGATCCCGTTACAAGAAGGCAAGACCCCTTCTACTTTTCACGAGCAGCGATCCTTAGCGGAAAGATTATATAAAGCGCAGGGGGTGAACACGAAAGAACTCTTGGGGCATAGGTCCCAGCAGCAGACTGACGGCTATCATGATGACCGTGGGAAGGACTGGACGACGATTGCGATATAGTTTTTTGGGGTGGGGTTTTGATAACTTGTTTTGATAAAATTTTGATAACCGTTCGAATACTAATAATAAAAAACGGGAACCAACAGGCTCCCGTTCATTTATAACCCTGATACCGGATTACATGTTTTCGATGATCGCGTCACCAAACTCTGAACATTTCAGCAGCTTAGCGCCTTCCATCAGACGTTCGAAGTCATAGGTCACGGTCTTGTTGTTGATCGCTCCCTCCATACCTTTAACGATCAGGTCTGCGGCTTCGAACCATTCCATATGACGCAGCATCATTTCTGCGGACAGGATGATAGAGCCCGGGTTCACTTTGTCCTGACCAGCGTACTTAGGTGCAGTACCGTGGGTCGCTTCGAACAGAGCGCACTCGTCACCGATGTTCGCGCCTGGTGCGATACCGATACCGCCAACCTGCGCCGCCAGGGCGTCGGAGATGTAGTCACCGTTCAGGTTCATACAGGCGATAACGTCGTACTCAGCTGGACG